TTGTCGTACCAGATCCCCGCAAATAAACACGACTAGATATATTCTCCCCACCTTGTCCAGAGAAGGCCCCACTTACAAGGCACAAAATTTCAACATTTGTACATACACCTACATCATCCCACGATACTGCACCTCTATCATCTGCAGCATTAAAAACCATAGCTGTTCCGCCAAGGTATGATGCATCAGTGTCGGTAGTAAGGGAGTCATATCCATGCCAACGCGAAGTCCAGTCTGGAAAGCTTCCAGAATATTCGTGAAAATCTGTTTGTATAAGAGGAAGATTCCATCCAAATAAGTTAGCATTCTTCCATCTAAATGATGAGGATGGACTATAAAATCTCATCCGTAAATCCAGGACCCTTGCTGGGCAAAAGTCGGGTCAGCTGCCGTTTGCTTAGCAGGAGAATAATCAGTAGTATTTCCACTCACAGTACATGAGGAGGCTTCAATAAAAGAGTTTCGAAATGCGTAATATCCGTCTGTGTTATTGGTTGACGTAGAACCTGAAGCATATACATTAGACGAACTAACACAATATACTCCCTTACTACCATTACTATCAAAAGTACATCCATCAATACGAGCATGTGCTCCAGATATGATGATAATACCATCATTGTTATTATTTTGACTTGTTAAAGCAGAACTTGCATATAATGCGCATGATTGACCGATATACACTCCTCGGTTAAAAGAATCAACAAGTAAATCAGCAGATGTCTCAAGAGAAGAATTAAGTTCAAGTTCAATACCGTTACCATTGGTACCGTCACCAAGGAGTTTTATATTCTTAATATCATACAGACTGGAGCACTTCGTAATGAGCAAACAACCTACACCTGCAGTAGCACATGTCACTGTCGTATTGGAGCTGCCGTTTCCGACGATTTGGATGCGACCATATTGATCCCCTTGAACTGTTATCAACGCACTCTGAGTAAACGTACCACTACCAAGACTTATCGTCACAATAGCATCAGCAGCAATTCTTTTATCCTTAAACCAGTCAATAGCGTTCTCAAGGGTCAGCCATGGAGCACTTGATGTGCCATTCCCGGTTGAATCACTCCCTGCTGTTGTAACATAAAACGTAGCATTTGCAGTTATAATACTAACCTGTCGCCATGCAACTCCAGTTCCGTTTGTATCGGGACGGATTAGGTACGGGCTGTTCTCTGTATCTGTAGTTGAGATAAACTCGTAAAATTGCGGAGCTCCTTGCCCTGCAACCATGGAAATATCGCCTACCACAAAATCATCACCGTCGTAAGCGTCAAGTGCTCCAGCTCCACCACCGATATAATCAGTTGCCCCTACACATATGGTCATAACGATACCTTAAAAATTTATCTGAACATTTACTTGTGGAACACCTTCCGCAGAATTTTTATCGTCTTTTGGTTCAAGCCCACCCCACTTAACTGCGGATTTTATAGCATCGAGTCTTACACCAGCCGGTGTACCTAAATCATATACCAGATTGTCAAGAACTTCTAGATAACTTTCTGCTTGAACTTTAGCCTTTGAAGAAAATGTTACCCCTTTATCCCTCACATCCTTCATCGCCAAAGCGAGCTCTCTTCTAAAAGATGATGTCTCTGTTAAAATGTTAAACTCAGTATGCGATAAGTCGTATCTTACAAGGATCTCATCGAGGTCATCAATACCGATAGCTAAATCCATGACCATTCTCGGATCCCAGATATTAGTCGATGCTGGTTGGTGAGGAGTAGTAGGTTGTTCTTCTTGCTCAGATGCAGGATGTATTAACTCTACACTGCTATCATGGAAAGGTTCTTTGCATGACTCAATCAGAGCTGTGCTCTCAACAGACGTAGCTGTGTCGTTTGAAAGGTTTTCGTTGTCAAGTGATTCGCTGATAAAATCTATTAGATTGTCGTTGTTCATTTTTCTTTAGGGTGCTAAGGTAACCTTGATTCAGTCCTCTAGAATCATCGCACCTCTGATTGCTTCCTTGATAGCATTTTCGATTGGTTCTAATTTAGATCCTCTCCACCATCCCTCATATAGATAACTCTGCTCATACGGACATACTAGTATATACCAATCATCTCCATCCTCCTTAGATATATTATAACTATATCCTAACGAATTACTTGATAATTCATTTTCATTGAATGTATCAGCGTCCTCAATAATTCGGCTGACCAACACTTCGACTCGATTTGTGATATTTTTATCATTTTTCATATTATATATGTACATCAAAAATATAAGAAAGACAAATAAAATATAAATAATTTCTACAGATGTATGATTTTTAAGATAAAATTTATTGTGGTATGGTTTACATATTTTTGAGTAAATTTTTAGGTTGTGTGTGTAAGGGTATGATATAAGGACGACCCCCTCCTCCCCTCTCCCCCCAGCACCCCTAACCAGAAAACTCTTTTCTCTCTAAAACTGGCACAACTCTTGCATGGTGTCTTCTCTACATCTACACACTTATAACCATTGTCAATCCAGCAACACAAAATAAAATGTAAATTGGTTGACAATTCCTCTTGACTTTGGATCATACAAATGTTATATTTTAATTAAGAGTGAAAGAGAATTTAACTTAAAGGTGAAACGATGAAGACTTTATACATCTGCCCGAAAGCTGAGACCTGTGATATCAAGAAAGATTGTGGAGGTCACGATGTACCTCATGATCCCGATAGAGATTGTGTCTACTGCACTAACTACTGTCCTCAATGTGTACCAGTGCAGAACGAACAAGATCAGTCTAATTAACCTCTTACCGGGTAGCAATGGAGGCCGCTACTTGGTGACAGATTAGTTAACTAAGGGAGAACGAAATGTCTCTTATGAATACCTTACTGCAAAAAGCAGTTAGCAAACAGGACGTACTGTTCCCTGATATCGCAGTCGAATGGTTAAAGACGGCATACAAAGGGCGTTTAGAACAAATGTGTCCTAAAACAATATACAACAAAGTCCAAGATTTATGCTTAAAAAACGGCTATGAAGCAGATGAGTTGGAAATAATCGAAGCAGTAAACGATTACATATATTCTTAAACACTCCACAATTAACTAAGGGAGAACAAAATGACACGACTTGTCCAATACATCATAATATTGGCAGTATCTGTAATTCTCGTCACATCAGCCGTGCGCTGTATGTTTAATGCTGCCGAACAGTGGGCAGAGAAGACCGGTGGAATTTTACAAATTGAACAAGCACTTAAGAGGTGAGATGTTGAAATTAGAAACAACTATAAAACGATTACGTCCTTCAAGTACCGACAATTATGCAGCCAAATATCAAATAGAGGTAACAGGTGTTGGTACAGAGAAAGAATGTAACTATATAGCTTCTCGTCTGTTACACGGTGATGCAGAGACGCGTATCAGGAAATTAGTAGCATCATTAGAATCTAAAATCGATGAGGATGTGCGTATTATTGATGTTATAAAAGCTCACAATCCTTCGCTGATACACAAATTAATAAAAGCGTTGGATAAATAACCACAACCTAATGAGGTAAGGCAATGAAGAAAGTGACAGCCTATGTGGCGGATGATGGTACACTCCACCATATACCACAAGAGGTAAACGAGCACAATATGAGGAGTAAAATTCTTGAAACGTATTTAAAAGCCAATGAAACATCTGCCACAGCTTTTGAAGATTACATAATATCAAATATATATGAGATACACAACCTAATAGCAATAGTCCAAAACGACAAAGAAGAATAACATCTGTATGTATACAAGTGATAGATGTAACATGTGTGTTGTTAAGCATCTCATTAACTATAGTTAAGTGTTTGCTTAACTACATATGTATTGTAAAGGAAATGCTTAACTACTTTTCGGTTACATTTGTATACATACATGTGTATGATCTATCATTTGTATATGTACCAAGTTGACAGAAACACGAACATTTGTATGTTTTTTCGGTGTATATACACCATAATGCCTGTTTTGAAAACGCAATAAAACCATGGTGGTGTAGTGTAGTCTAGTAGTAATAGTATTAATAGTAATAAAAAATAGAATACATACTCCATATTTTATTTTCGGTTAATGAAATGCTTAACATACATTTGTATAGCTCCATGGTAAAACCCGAAAACGTTTTCTTCTCTCTTGTTTTGTGTTTTTTTATACTATTTGTACTACTACTAACATAACCTCTTGGTATTTATAAGGAAACAATGTAGTGTATATACACGCTATTTTGATACATCTGTATAGTTTTCGTGTCAACTTCGCACCATAATCAAATGTATACACATTATAACACCGTGGTATCTTTCATATGTATTTAGTACAGTCCGATTTATTGTAGACTAGATACCTGGTATTATTAGTAGAAATATTTGTTACTTTTCACTTGACTTCTAACTATACAAATGATACATTTAGTCATGTTTAAAACTTTAAATGCCTTTCAAAGAGGTGTAGTTTTCAACCATTAATTAAGAGGTAATAAAATGACTGATTTAAAAGTTGGTGATAAAGTAATTATACGTGACAATCCCTTTATTTTAAGAGTGGATAAGCTCGACCATCAAACACCTGATCCCTCTATCAATTTAAAAGGTGATGTGGTTGAGGTAATTCGTATAAATACACATGACAGATGCATCAATCTATTTGGTGTTGTCCATGATATTTTTGTTAAAGACAATCTCGGGAGAATCTTTCTCCATACAAGCAGATTCGTCAAAAAGGTTGAAGAAACAACAAAGCAACCTGAGAAGTCACCAGACCCGGACACATTGACAATCCGTGATAAATTTGCACTGGCTGCTCTTGTTTCCATCAGATATGACGAAAATCCTACATACATGGTAGAGAGCGCGTACATTATAGCCGACGAGATGATAAAACAAAGATAATTAACCTCTTACCGGGTAGCAATGATGTCCGCTATCCGGTGACAGATTAATTAACTAAAGGAGAACAAAATGCCAAAACTTTCTAAATGCCCTTGTGGAAAAACTCCAGAAGATCTAGATATTTTACACGATGCCGATTACAATTTTGAAATGGCTTCAGGTGATTGCTGCCATACCTGGTATGTAATGCTTGAACATGCTTTCCACAGCAGAAGCGAAACATACGCAGAAGCTGTACGAGTGTGGAATGAGGCACATAGATCAACCAACTGAGGAGAGCAAAATGTCTAACACGGATGAGAGAAGCATCAGAGATTTGTTAGAAAAGAAAAATCCAACACAAGCTGAATTGCACTATCTCAACAATTGGTACTGGTCGATGAATTACCATACTAGTTCAGTAATCCAAGATTTGCGTTATCAGGTCTATAAATATTTGAATATTGCAGAAAGATAAATACTATGAACAGAAATTACATTATAAAAAGGTACATTCCGCCACATTTCTGCGACTATGAAGATAAACAGATATATCGTGTAACTCTAGAAAAATCAAAGTTCGTGGCTGTCTTTCTTGCGAAATCACTCAAAGAGGCTAAGAGAACCGCTTCCAGAGCGTGTAATCAAATGCAATCAAATGATTATATCTATTTGGAGTCTTTATGGGATCTCAGTGCGAATCTTAGTCTTTGGGAACTTTGCGCATATAAAGCCGCCAAGAGCCATACAAGATGGGAAGTGTTAAACAATCAAAGGAGAACAAAATGAGAATCACACAAAAAATGTTAGATCAAAAGGTCGATTGCCTCAACGAAATAACCAAAAGCCCTGCAGAACCCTACACGCAGGGCAAAGGCGCGAATGCAGGTAACTACCATATCGATTATGCATATGGTGGTGTCTCGCTGCACCGTATATCTAATGGTGGTGGTTCCAACGATGTATTTAACTGTGGCCATGTACCAAAAAGAGAACTCTATTACCGCATAGCCTCCTATATTGACGGCATAATACTCGCAACTGGGAGATAAAACCATGCCAAATACACTAAGAAAACCTGCAGCAACTTGGCGAGACGACAGGCACCCAAAACCATCCCCACAAGATTATACACTGTCTTGGCGAGATCGACGAGACATGGACGCAGAGCGCGGAGGTTATCGGCTATCCTGGTGGAGAGAATGGGAAAAATGGTATAAAGAGAGCGGAGCATAACTATGAAACTAAACGATGTAGTTCTAGTACCACAAGGACCTGGAAATAAGTTCATCCTAGTCCGTGTTGAGAAACTACCCAAAACCACCGAACCATCTGCAACATGTATAGGTCGCAGACTTGGGAGTGGTCAGAAAGTGACTTTTCCTACTTATTGTGTTGAAAAGACAACAGGAGTAAAATAAGTATGCAACATTTATTAATGAGAGACGCCATATCTGTACTAATCGAGTCTCCTATTTATTGGGAACATGCTCCCGCTGAGAGACTAGATATGGTTTATTACTACATTTTCCAAACACAACCATAACTAAGGAACAAAATGAACAGAGAGGTATAAATATGTACATGCACGATTAAACCCGGCTTATAAGCTATTGGCTTAGGGGAAACGGACAATGGCTTATGACTTGGATTTAACCAAAGGAGGGAAAATGTTTTTTATACAAATACTCGCATTAACACTCTGGGGTATGGTGGCAATTGTTTTTACAATTGCTTATATTTAAAATTTTGGATGGAGAATAACCATGATAGAAGAAACAACATTATTTAGGACCGTTGATGGGACTCTGCACAACACAAGACAAAAAGCAGTTGCACATGAGAGAGTCTTAGAACTTAAAGATTGGTACGAAGACAACAAGATATATGGTAACTCAGACGGATGTAAAATAGAGTGGGAAACCTTGCTTGAATGGCTAGAAGATAACAAAGAAGCCCGAGAAATTTTAGTGAGTCTTTCTTGATTTAATTAAACAGCATGGTTGGACGCTTAACCATCGTTCCGAACTAACAGATGATTAAAGGAGAAGGATAATGGGAATGTATGATACAGCAATTGTCACATGTCCAAAATGTGGAGCGGAAATAGAGTATCAATCAAAAGCTGGAGAATGTTCACTTCTTCGTTACCATGTGCTAAAAATGCCGCCAAGAGTTGCAGGAGATCTTGATGGTGAGGAACAACAGTGCGATGAATGTGCGGCAGTTATACGGCTACACACACAATATATTATACATTGTGAGATTGTAGAGTAGGCTAATCCAGTTTAAAGCAAAAGGAGAACAAAATGACACCAGAAAGAATCAAGCACATAAGAGTATTCTTAGGACGAACCCAGGCACAGATGGCTAATTTGGTCACATCCACAGCCATAACCATAGGAAGGTGGGAAAGAGGTGAGAGCAAACCATCTCCCATCTTCTTGGAGAAATTGGTAAAATTAGATAATTATGCTAAGAAGATGGAAGAATCGTATAAAACCGAGAAGGTTTAAAATGGCAGATCTATCGATAGTTGGCTTCGACCTTGAGACCGAAGGGGATCTCGACGAATACATGTTGCAACCGTTCCGCTGCCTTACAGGAGAAGCGAGAATAAAAGCAGCAAGTATTTCTGTAGGAGACAAAACTGCTGGAAGACTTTACCCAGAACCAAATCAAGTTAAGAAAATGCTTAACTACGCGATAATGTCAAATTCATACATAACTGGATGGAATGTAGCTTTTGATGCTGCGTGGTGTATTGCTATCGGGCTGGAGAATGAAGTTTTCCAAGCCAAATGGTTGGATGCTATGCTCTTGTGGAGACATGCAGTAGTAGAACCAGAGGGTGATGATATTCCGAAGTCTAAGCGTAAAAGCTACTCCCTTGAATCAGCAATGCATGAGTTCTATCCGGATGAAGCCGGATTTAAGGATTTCGATGATTTTGCAGCTACAGATGATGATAGTATGAAGCTTCTCCTTCATCGTAACGAAATGGACGCACTGTGGACCGCCAGGCTCGCAGAAAAGTTCTGGAGGATGTTGGGCTCACGCCAACGCAACGTGGCTCGTATCGAAGCTAGGTGCATCCCTATGATGGCAAAAAACAAAGTGCTTGGGATAAAGTCTACTAAAGAAGATGCTCAAGTACTGGCAGACATTTTAGGTAAAGAAGCCATAGAGATTTACAGAGAATTAATATCTGTTGCTCCAGAGGCTAGAGGTGTAAACATCGGAAGCCCTAAGCAGCTACAAAAACTTATATATGAAACATGGGGGATGGTTGCAGAGAGATTTTCTAAGAAAACACAACTTCCCTCTACCGATAAATATGCTCTTTACGACCTAGCATTAATTGACCCGAGATGTGGCATTCTTAAAAAGCTCAGGGAAGCCAAAGGCAACAGGAAAAAGTACGCCATCGGTACAATAAATAGTTTGGAATACAACGGTGATGGGTTTGTGAGACCTCAACCTAAAATCTTTTCCACATATACATCCAGGATCACATATGCTTCCAGTGATACATGTAAAAGAAAAGTTCTGAAAACTTATAAAAGAAAGCCCGACGAATGGATAGAGAAAAAAGTAAAAGTCCCTGTAGGGATAGCACTTCATCAGTGGAAGCGCGGCCAGGTGTATCGCAGACTAATTCGACCACCAGAGGGCTATTACCTTGCAGAATTTGACTTTGCTGGGCAGGAGTTCAGATGGATGGCTGTAGCCTCTGGAGATGAAACCATGCTTTCTCTTTGTGCACCAGGTGAAGATGCTCATAGCTACATGGGTGCCCAGATTGCACAACGAGATTACAAGCAGCTTGCCATCCTCGCTAAATCAGGAGATGATGTAGCAGAGAATGATCGTAAGTGTGGGAAATTCTGTATTGCTGAAGGTGAGCTTGTTTTAACAGATAAAGGACTTATACCTATAGAGCAAATTTCACTTGACGATCAAGTATGGGATGGTATAGACTGGGTAAATCATGAAGGAGTTATTAACCAAGGATATAAAGAGGTTATTACGTATGAAGGACTTACAGCAACAAAAGACCATGAAGTATATACGGAAAACGGCAAAGTTAGATTCGGCGAAGCAGCCAAGAAAGGTTATAGTCTCACTATCACCGGAGATGGTAGGTACCCAGTTCGGAAAATTAATTATAGACAGCATAAATATCAAACGGAAAGGCAAGAGAAACGAAGTATGTGTACATTGCAAATGCACATGCGGAGAAGCTTTGTGGATTTATCCACAGAATTTGATCAAGGGCAGATCTACACAATGCAAAAGTTGTGCATCTGTAGAGCAACATTCCAAAAGAGGTCATGCAATTATAAGCAGCAAAGCTGTAATGCGTCTACAGAAAAGATGCAATGCAATGAAGCAGAGATGCGAGAACCCCAACGACCAAAACTATGCGAACTATGGAGCCAGAGGGATACTCTTCAAATTCAATACTGTTGCCGAAGCTATTGCATATATGTTGAACAATCTACAACATTCGACGTATTTAGGATTGGAGATAGATCGCATCAACAACAACGGTCATTACGAACCTGGAAATTTGCGACTGATCACCAAGACAGAGAACATGAACAACAAACGAACAAACAAGTTTCTGAAGTACAAAGAGGTACAAATTCAGAGAAAACACGTATACCATGTACTGAGAACTTTATACCCTCATGTGAAATATGCAGAAGGTGTAATTATGAACCTCGTATCGAAAGGACTAACCATCGAAAAAATAGTAGAGCGGTGGGAAAAACCAAGCACCAAACCAAAAGGGTGTACGATATTGCCAACGCCGGACCCCGCCATCGCTTCACTGTATCTGGATGTTTAGTTTCTAACTGCAACTTATCGTATCAGTACCGCGTAAGTGCCCGAACTGCCACAACAAAAGCTCGAATAGATTACGAACTCGACGTTGATGAGCAATTTATCAGCCACACCCAGGCCATTTACAAAGAGTCGTACCCAGGAGTGGGAGGACCTCCAGGTAGGAGAGTGGGAGGTTATTGGGCTTCTCAGATCGCAAAATGTAAGGAATTAGGCTACGCCGAGACATTTGCAGGACGAAGGGTGCAGTTGAAAGACAACTGGGCAGGGCGCTTTAAATGGCCCATGGAGAGCACAGCCATCAACTACCCAATCCAAGGTACCGGCGGAGACCAAAAATATCTCGCCTTGGCTGTAGCCCGAAACATGCTTGCTCAGTTCGGAGGATATTTTTACTACGAACTCCACGACGGATTGTTTTTTATCTTTCCAAAAGACAATGCAATCGCAGCATCAGAGATGTTTTTAGATAAACTCTCGAATCTTCCCTATAAAGCAGCATGGGGGATTGACTTACCTATAAAGTTCCCGGTCGATGCCATGATAGGTAAATCGTGGGGAGACTTGGAGAATTTAGAAAAATTCAAAGCGAGGATGTGATATGTTAATCAATTACATACGATCAGGAAATAACCGACTATGGGATTACATGCAAATAAAGAATTTCGGAAGTTTAAGACCTACTCCTGTTAGAGTTAATTCGAAAAAAGCATGGAAACAAAGAGGAAAGACTCGAAGAAAATAAAAGTTAAACAAGTCACATTTTCCTTGCATTTCATGTCAACCAGGTTACAATAGAGTGTGGTCAAAATACGCCTCCTCATGGCAGCACTCCTCTGGCTAGGGATACTTTCTGAGGAGGCGATATTTTTAAGGAGAATAAAATGTCAGACGATAAAGAAATAATAAAACTAATTATTGAATTGGTCGATGTTCTGAAACAATGCGATACTGAGAGGTTCGACGATGGTGTCATCGAACACGACCATATAGCATTCTGTGATGGTGATGTTAAAACGATCACCGATATAGGTGAAAAGTTTTCCGAACTTTTAGAAAACACTGATAAATGCAAACACACATCCACGTTTGTTCTAACAGATGTGAATGTGCTTACAACAGGAGAAGCCGTAGAAGTATGTAACTGTTGCGGTATGTCCAGGTCTCTATGGGAGCAAGGACACTCCCAATGGTGCGATGTAAACCTTGCAAAAGTAGTGCCACTGACGACAGACAGAATCAAATATCTTGAAACGGTTCAGGATATTACCAACCTAGTGTGCACAGCTGTGAAGAAAGACGTAACAAGCTTATAAAAAGATCATCTTTGGAGAATAGACCGTGAAAGTAAAATGTAGCTGCGGAGATTCTATTGATTTAGGAGAAGTAGATATAGTTGATTTCTACAACCGTGCACCAGAAGACTCAGAGATTCTTAAATTTTTAGAAAATCATTTACAATGTGCTCCTGTAGCAGTAGTGAAAAGAAGTAAAACCAGTATAAACAGAACATATAATGAAACAATTATAGATATGACATATATGTTATATAAATCGAATACTATTACTACAAGTGCAGATGAAGCTGCTAGAATTGGGATCGATTTACACTACTACATAGTAGATAACTATTTAAAATGTAGACTAGGCACACAACCTTTGGAGAATAAACCATGGAAGTAAAATGCTCTTGCGGAGCGTCTCTTGAGATACCTACTGGTAAAGATGTACAATCTTTGGATTTTTATACTTTAGATATATTTTTAAGACACACCAATGAAGATAATATAGGACGTTTTAGGTTAATTCAAAGTTTTCTCGATACGCACAAACCATGTAGAGAGCGGAATAGTGAACTGATTATAGATCTTATAGACCAGCTAAAGGATCTCGCATTAACTCCTAGAACACTTGCAAATTTAAACATGAGAGATAATAAAATAATCAAAATCCATTGCAAATTATTAGAATGTTTACAACCAAATAAATTGCCGTAAAAGTTATCGTTTTCCTGTGGAGATAAGAAATGACCCAGACACTTAATGCAAAAGGTAAACCGTTCTCATGGTCCTATTCCAATTACAAGGATTACAAGAACTGCCCTCTTAAATATGCCCACAACCGGTTCTATTGCACGACCCCATTCATCCAGCACGAAGCAAATATATGGGGAAATAGGGTCCATACAGCAGGTGAAATGTTTTTAAAAGGGAAGCCACACCCTGATATCGAAGCCTTGCTACCTGTTGAGCCATATGCTACTGCTATGATCAGAACCGGTAAAAGAATAGAAGCTGAGTTGGAAATTACGTTAACAAAAGATTTCAGATCAACGTCCTGGTTTGCAGTAAATGCATGGTTCCGTATAAAGGTAGATGTAATTATACATAATAACAAATCTAGTGTTATGATCTACGACTGGAAGACCGGTAAGATCAGAGAAGATGAAGACCAATTCAGATTGGCAGCGGCTGCTCTTTCAGTGATCAGACCACACCTTACCAACTTCGACGGCAAGTTCGTCTGGTTGAAGGACAAGGTAATAACTGGGGTGAAACCTCTCACCCGTGATGATATAGCTGGTGTATGGCAAGAGTTCCTACCTGCCGCTGAGAAGATGTCCAGAGCATGGGACCGCGAAGATTTTCCTGCAACCCCATCAGGACTATGCCCATGGTGTGCCGTAGATAACTGTGCTAAACGTAGAGGACAGAGGGTTGTGTGATATGCCCAGCTTAATATGTAAAACGGCCAAGCAGCTAGCTGAACAAGCCATGAAAGCTAAAGAGATAACTATTCTTAACAGTATTATATACAAAATTGGGACATGTTTTACATTTCAAGATATTGTAGATAGAGGGAAATTCAAAATAAACCATGAAGGTGTCGAGTTATTTTATTTTGATGGAGAAGCACTAATAGAGTTTCAGCCTTTTAAAACTGAAATAGATGGGTTTGTTATACGAGCCGGACAACATTATAGACTACTTTACAAATAGGAAGGTGTGACATGGGAAAGTTAGTATGTTGTTGTGATCAAGCAGATGTAATGCGATGTGATCGGTGCCAAAAAAAATAAGAAGTTAAAACCTGACAATCTTGTCTATATACCCAATTGGCCCAAAGTACGATTTATCAAGCAAAGGAAGGGGTGATATGTCTAATAGAATAACTATCCAGCATAAGAAAATAAGTATAGATGGTAATGAGCTATCCAACTACTGTCGAGAGTATAGACAATACGCCAGACAAGATGTAAAAGGTGCTTCTCTTAAGTTACTCATCAATTTCAACGGCCACATTAAAGTGATCCATGGAACTAAAACGATCTATGAAGGAAGCAGTAAAAAGAAAGCTATTGCTGCGTGGGAGGCGGTGCAATATGCGTGACGAAGATATACAAAGAACAATGGCCACTTGTCTGGAAAATTTAAAAGACAACGAAGCCGCACGTCACAAGATCTGGACAAGAGAAATGTTGCACTACAGAGGAGCGTACATAGAAAGAGCCCTGATCGTTGACGAGCCATGGCTTAGTATGATTATTTACGGTATGAAATCCTGGGAGATGCGAACTACTCGGACTAAAATTAGAGGTCGAATAGGTCTCATAAGAAAAGGGACCGGTCTAATTGTCGGTACTGCAGATCTTGTAGATTCTCTTTATGAACAATCAGCAGGATCTATGCTGATGCACCAAGACCTACATCGGATTAAACATTTCCGAAAACCTGAGTTTAGAAAGTGGCGTTTTCCCTGGGTTCTAAAGAATACAACATATTTCAAAGAACCTATACCTTACAAGCACCCTCAAGGTGCTGTTATTTGGGTGAAGATATGAGCGATACCCCAAGAACCGATGTATATCTAAAACGAAATATAGCTCTGGGCTGGGGATCGATGGTTGTAGTACCGAAAGACTATCCTCCTTGTGATCCTTGGGAGTTGGCGAGGGAACTTGAGAAGGAAAATAAAATTCTAAAGAGGAAACTAAAAATGCCTAAAAATGTTACAGTTTTATACCATGCAGACAATGGTGGTTTCGGCGCAGCTTATGCTTTGTGGACTCGTTTCAAAGACAATGCCACATATATTCCGGTACAGTACGGGCAGCCTGTACCTGAAATTCCGGAAGATACAGATCGGCTGTTTATTGTAGATTTTTCATACAGCCGAGAGATCTGCGAAGATCTCCATAAAAAATATGCTCAGCTGGTAATACTAGATCACCACAAAACAGCCGAAAAAGCTCTGACAGGGCTGCCTTTTGTAAATTTTGATCAGAATAAATCAGGATGTGCCCTGGCCTGGGATTGGACAATGCATGATGTGATGCCCGATATTTTGAGATATGTTCAGGACTACGATCTGTGGAAGTTCGAACTACCTTTTTCTAAGGAGATTAATCTTTTCATATCCACATTACCATGGGACTTCGAAATATGGCACTTGTACGCCACACAATATGATTTCGTAGAATGTGCCAAGGCTGCAGGGTCAGCCATCAAAGCATTTAGAGATGCTCAAGTAGAGTACGCTCTTAAGAATGTAAGGATTATGTTTCTTACTGTCGGTGAAACCGAGTATGAAATTCCTTGTGTCAATGCATCTGCCAATATATCTGAGATCGGAAATGTTCTATGTAAACACTACCCAAATAACCCATTCAGTATCTCATACTGCGATCGTAAGGATGTACGAACATGGTCTTTGAGATCAGTAGGCGATTTCGATGTATCTGAGATAGCCAAAGCATTTGGAGGAGGAGGACATAAAAATGCCGCAGGGTTTGTTACCGATATCGGTTGGCCGCAAAGAACTCCTGATGAGTTTATAAAAGCTTTTAAAAAGGAATCCAAATGAGCACTCCAGAGGGTATCGTAAAAGAGGCAATCAAAAAAGTATTGGACCGGTATAAAATCTACCCTGCTAAAAAAGCAGGGGCTTTTCCTCCTGATGCGTTAGGATGGTACTACATGCCGGTCCAACATTTTTCAGTAAAAGGTATCCCTGATTTCTTGGGGCATTACTGTGGACAATTTTGGGCCGTCGAAGCAAAGGCTCTAGGTAAGAAGCCTACCGGGTTTCAGCAGCTACAGCTTGATGCTATTGAAAAATCGGGTGGGAAGGTATTCGTGGTCGATAGTCTGAAGAGCCTCGAGGTTTTTGAAGACTGGATACGCATGATAAGTTTTCAATTTATAGACACTAATATATAGGTGAAGGTATGAAGAAAGCATTTTGTGATATTTGTGGTGTTGAGATAGACAAGACTAACTCTTGCACACACCCTTTCAATAGAATCAACGCCAGGCTCTCCAGAGGGAGCCAGACACTAGGTGTAGAGGTAATTACAAAATTAAACGATACCTACAATAAGGGAGATTTTTGTAAGTACTGTGTAATTGATGCTGTCAATAAAGCAGATGATCGTCATAAGAAAAGTGAAGAGAAACAATCTCCTGAAGAATATTTAGGTAATTGTACACATGGCAGAACATACAGTACTCCTCAGGATACCGATGGATGCTTTATAAAATGTGGTTACTGCGGTGCGAGGGCTAAAAGAGGGCCAAGTATATGGCTGAACCCTTAAGACCACAATGAAATACTTATCAGTATGCTCAGGTATTGAGGCAGCAACAGTAGCATGGCATTCTTTCGGATGGAAGCCGGCAGCGTTTTCAGAAATTGACAAATTTCCGGCCGCTGTACTCGAGTACCATTATCCGACTGTTTCAAATCTCGGAGATATGTTAGAATACAAGGAGTGGGCCATTGACAAAATCGATATCCTCGTCGGAGGAACACCCTGCCAATCTTTCTCAGTTGCAGGACAGAGAAAAGGATTGGATGACTCGCGTGGCAATTTGGCCTTGGTCTATCTCAGAATTGCAGAGAGGTTTCGTCCTCGCTGGATTCTCTGGGAAAATGTCCATGGAATATTGTCATCAAATAGAGGACGAGATTTTGGTACCTTCCTCGGGAAGATGGGAAAACTCGGGTATGGGTATGCATTCAGAGTTCTTAACGCTCAGTACTTTGGAGTACCCCAGCGACGACGTAGAGTCTTCGTTGTTGGATATCTTGGAGACTGGAGACCACCTGCAGCAGTTTTGGTTGAGCGCCACAGCTTGTCGCGGAATACTAAGAAGGGCAAGAAAACGAGGACGAACGTTGCCTCCCTCACTGCAACAGGCGTTGGAACTTGTGGCGCAGACGACAACCAAGGACAAGCAGGACATCTAATAGCGTCTCCTTTAACTACGAGGAGTGCAGAAGCCGTTGATAGTGCTTGTAGTACCACTGTAATAAGTGGATGCCTTACTGCTCAGATGAGTAAAGGTATTAATAGTGATTGCACAACAACACTCGTCTGCCACGGTACTCAGGACCTTTGTGTTGGAGATAATGCTTTTGCATTAGGGAGAAATAATGGACAAGAAAATGTAGTTTTTGATCCCTTTGTTAGGAAGCTAACACCGATAGAATGTGAAAGGCTTCAAGGATTTCCTGATAACTATACACAGATCCCTTGGAGAGGAAAACTTAAAGAGAATTGCCCGAACGGACATAGGTACAAAGCAGTCGGTAACTCCATGGCAGTACCTGTCATGAAGTGGTTAGGTAAAAGGATTAAAACAATAGACAATGTAAAGGTGTCAAATGAAAACCGTAAATAAAATATACATCGTTATAAAGAAAGCTCTGAAGAAGTGCTTCACCAAGTTTCTTTGTTTTGCCGGTGCACATGTCTACGAACTGGACTATCCGCCCGGCGGAAGTCTTCCGGATAATCTTTTCAGTGGGTGGCTGACCCCACCCGGTACACCTTGTATTCATTGCGGCAAAAAGTACGAACCTAAAAAATATTAAATAGGAGCTAAACCATGTTAAGTAAAAGAACTCATCTCGTAAAAGTCTATCCCGGTAATCGTAGATGTGCGAATGCTATCTGTGCAGTTACTGCATGTGGTAAAGATTCTGCCAAACAGCTTGCGAGAAACAAACTCGTCGCTTTCAAACACTCAACGACATGTCCGCATTGTCTCCGCAAATTAGGGCATAGAGGTGGGAAATGATTGCCGAGGGTTGTCCAACCGGAGGCAGCATGCTATCACCAATTGTAGGCGGAGGCACTGCATGGCGCGTAGGGGATACTTTAATAATGGCTGGTGCTATTGTCGAGGTAATTGCTATCAGGAATAATGGTAATATCACAATAGTTGTCGACGAAGCAAGAAACGTACCACATACGCACAATAATGCGTCTGATGTATTCTACGACGAACCTGGAACTATATCTGCTAAAGCTTGGGATCGTTTATCTTTGCCTAGATCTCTAGATGCCCACAAACGAGCATGGCCTTTTAAAGTCGTAATAGTATCTCTTGAGTCTTTGTATAGGAATAAGGTCTACGACCTTAAAGGACATCGACCAGAACAACTGGTTCCTCGGAGGTACGGCTTTTCTAAAAGCGGACATCTTCCGGCAAAGATTCGTAGGATTAGGAAGGACAACTAAATTTGACCTACCATATTGGTAAGTCAGTAACCACAAATGTAGGAGAATTAAAATGGACAAAGCACGTCAGAAAATCGTAGACAAAGTGCGTGAAAGGCACAAAAAAGTTGCCGAGGAAAAAAGAAAAACATACGAAGCCCTCCTAAAGAAATACTCTGAAGGATCTATAATAAATGTTCTAGGAATTGATGCAACTGTAGTAGAAGTATATGAGGCACGGGGTGGAAGACCTACCATAGAGTTCATGTATAATCACAGAGGCTGTATTAAAACCGGCAAAATCCTCGTGAGTGTTCTTGAGGCAGGCGAACCTCAGCAGGAACAAAATACACAGAAGGGCGGTGATGGATCAGAAGATACCAAAGTAGTATGTAGCCGCGCTGCTACTAGAGAATGTGTAAGTATATGTGCTCATTCTAATCCACATGAGCCTGCACATCTTGCTATGCCCTATAAATCTTGCCAAGATAGTGTAGGCATATGTCCTTCTGTTGCTAATAAGCAATGTTCATGCATCCCTTACAACCTAGTAGATAGAGACTAAAATGTGGGAATTGGATACGATGACAGAACAACAGATTGCGTTAGCTACACAGATTCTCAAGCTGTGTGAAGAATATCGTAACATTTTAAAAGACGAAAGTCCGCAGTCTTGCCCCTTTGTGTGGATAGAAAATAAAGATACTGGTGAATTTCTAGTATATACTCTCGGAGAATCTAGAGATTTCCTTAAAAGATCTATAGGTAGGGATTAAGATGCCTGAATCCAGAATCATCAAAGGTCACATCGTAGTCCAGACAGATAAGGCCGGGCAGTTAAAAGCAATATTCCCTTCTATTAAAGAGGCCATTATTCAGGGACAGTTGTTCCATGCCGTGCCTTTTACTGTAGAGTCGGCGACGATCTTAAATAACTTAGGGATAAAAGTTCAGTCGCCAATACGTACTCAATATGATTGGCCTGGAAGATACACCCCGAGATGGTACCAGGTAGAGACTGCTGAGTTTTTCACTCTTAACATGAGGGCTCATTGCCATTCGGCCCAGCGTACAGGGAAAACTCTCAGTTCGTTATGGGCCGCCGACTATCTCAGACGAGCCGGGAGGATTAAGAAAACCATTATCGTTGCCCCGCTCTCTACTCTGTGGGATGTATGGGAGCAGAATATATTTGAATCATTCCCGCTTAGAACGTTTGCTGTCTTGCATGGTACCAGGGAAAAACGACTCAGGCTTTTAAACACTCCATGTGATTTTTATATCATCAACCACCATGGTATTAAAATAATTGAGAAGGATCTAGCCAAGCGAGATGATATTGACCATATAATAATTGATGAGGTTGCCACTTTTCGCAACAGCAGAGCCAAGACATTATTCAAACCTTTAGATCGTGTACTGAATAAGCAAAAAATTATTCGAACAGCTTGGGGATTGACCGGTACACCTACTCCAAATGAGCCGCCCGATGCCTTTGGGCAGTGCAAATTAGTTACCCCAGAGAATTACTCTGGTCACTACACCAGTTTCAAACGTGAGACTATGGTGCAGTTTAGCCAGTTCAAATGGGTATCCAAAAAGGGAGCTGAGCAATCAGTGGCCAGGATACTCAGACCTTCAATTAGATTTGAGAGAAATGTCTGCACAGATATGGAGCCAGTATATATAGACCGAAGAGCGCAGCTATCTGCCGAGCAGCAGAAGGCCTATAAGCAGCTCATCAATCTTGCAGTAACCGAAGCTCAAGGATCAACGATAACAGCTGTGAACGCCGCCGTGCTGCTCAGTAAGCTTGTTCAAGTTGCATGTGGAGTCGTCATCGCCGCCGACGGATCACTTGTCGAGGTAGATTTCGGGCCCCGCCTTGCAGTTCTTGAAGAGTTAATCGAAGAGAACAACGAGAAAGTTTTGGTGTTCGTTCCGTTTACCGGAGTCCTAGATGCCTTGGCTACAGAGCTTAGGAAAAAGTGGTCAGTGGATGTAGTTGATGGTCGAACAACTACAAACAGACGCAACCAAACATTCAGAGACTTCAGAACATTAAAAGATCCACATGTCATAGTGTGCCACCCTCAAGTCATGGCCCATGGCCTGGACCTAACCACAGCATCTTTATCTATATGGTATGCACCATTTTGCAAGCCTGAGATCTACCAACAGGCCAATGCTCGAACTGATGGAAGTAGGCAGAAAGTAAAGATGGATATCGCTCATATCTACGCCACCGCTGAGGAGCGTAGGATCTATACAACCTTAAAAGAAAAAGGCCGGTTCCAAGATATCGTCTTGGCGTTGGCGGGAGGGGAGTGATGATCATATCAGCTAAAGCCAAATCAAGAAAAGATGAAGATTTTAGCGCACTTTATACTAGTATATGGGCTGCGATGAAGGGCGAGAAAATCTGTTTAATACTGCATAGCCACAAGGAGGCATTATTTTTATTTCGAGAGTGTGAAGTACGTGGTACAGAAAAACATAAATACTGTCGCATGGTTAAATGGTGTAGTGGTGGGTTAATATGTTTTAAACATATAGGATCAAGGCGTGAAGAGTTTTTTGGTTTAGATATGCGTTTCATATTTTCTAATAAAGCACTCGAACATGCCCCGGAAGAACTTATAGGATTGGCTAGGCTTAAATCTGAAAGATATGCCCAGAGAAGAAAAAATAAATAATCTGTAAAGTACTTGACAAGTACATTACTTTCTGTTAACCTGTTTACATATTGGTAAACAACTACTAACTAGGAGTAAGATATGGACGCAGCCCAGATGAATGAGTTATCTGAAGGAGTAACACCTTCAGGTGATGCAGAAAAACCTTCGACACCTCCAGAGAAAACCGGCCCGGAAAGAAAACCGTGCAACCTTTGTGGTAAGCTTGTAACATGGACGCAAGCCGGGAAACCCAGGCAGCATAAGTGTGTGCCTAAAGAAGGTGCTACCTTGCCTGATCAGGTACAGACTGAGGAGGTGGTTACCCTCGCTACACAACCAACAAGTCCTAGTGGAATTACTCCTGATGCAGTCATCTCCAAGTACATTGAAACTCGGGATGAAATCTCAGCATTAGAAAAAGTTCACAAGGAAAGAGTAAAAGCCCTTAAGGAATTCCAAACCAAGAGGGAAAATTATCTGCAAGGTATGATGCAAAAGCTCGGTGTTGAGAAATTAGGGGCTGGTGCCGGTACTGTATTCTTTGACTGGAAAGACACAGCGACTGTCGAGGATCCGGATAAGTTCAAAACGTGGGTACATGCTGATTGGGAAGCACATAAACACTTCCTCGAAAATCGTGTATCTAAATCAGCTGTCAAGCAGCGACATGAGGACGGCAAGACAAGTCCTGATGGCGTAAAGTATGTGCGCTTTAAAGGTGTTAAGATACGGAGGGCGTAATGTCTGATCGTAGCCCATCTTCAGATGATGAAGTAAAACGTCTTGAAGACTTGCAGACTAAGTTAGATAGTGAGCATCGAAATGCTTTGGCTGCCGTAGCAAATCTCCAAGAAGAAGTTTTCTTGTTGAGAGACGAAGTTAGTACTCTTGCCAAATACATAGGCATATTATTGATATCAGATAACGATGGTGTACGAGTAGTTCCTACATCTAAAACAGAAAAAATAAGGAGCAAAACTAATGAGTAATGTGATGGTAATCCCTGAAGCCGAAAACGTACCGGCCCACATTCGTAACCCGGATGCAGCCAAAGTTGCAAATGCAGATGCTGGTTGTGGTATCTCGACAGGCGTACCGCCGAGAGTAAAAATCTCTGCCAAAACTTTTAAGCTGGTAGATGGGAATGGTGAAGAAAAGCCATACCCGCCTGCAAAAATGGTGGCGGACGATGAAGGCAATACATACCTTCCAGTCATAGTTCTCAGAGCAAAAAGAGAGCTGCGCAAAACCTGGTATACAGGTGCATATAATCCTGATGAAGATGCGAAAGCACCGGACTGTTTTTCAGAAGATACACTGAAGCCACACCCTGAAGTAAATACCCCTCAAAGTGAGTCGTGTGAAACGTGCCCACTCAATGCATTTGGTTCAGGTACCGATCAGAATGGTAATTCTACTAAAGGGAAAGCATGTTCAGACACAAAAATTCTGGCAGTATTCGTGCCGGACTTCGGTGTCCATAGTTTAAAAATCCCGGCTGCCAGTCTAAAAAACTTCGGGCTATTTGTAAAAAATCTATCAGTTAAAGGTATTCCTGTAGGCTCAATCAAAACCCTTGTAGGATTCGATCTTACTTGTGACTTTCCAAAATTGATTTTTGGTTTCGGTGGATATTTGCCAGAAAAGGTTATGCCAGCCATCGATAAAGTTAGAGCGTCTGAGGAAGTTAATGATATTATTGGTGGAACTTCTGCGACAGCATTAGCTGTGCAGCCCAGTGACAAAGCCGAAGCTGATGCAAAGGCTAAAGCCGAAGCTGATGCAAAAGCTAAAGCCGAAGCTGATGCAAAAGCTAAAGCCGAAGCTGATGCAAAAGCTAAAGCCGAAGCTGATGCAACTGCTATAACTGACGATCTTGGACTTGGAGATCTTGGACTAGTTGGTGATATGGAGGTAATGACATCGGAACCAGTGACATCGGAACCAGTTACGCTCCCTGCTGAAACAACTACATCTTCTGCTGCAGATGTGTCAAATGAAGAGCTTGCTGCTGAGCTAGGATTATAGTTTCTAATATGTGAATGTTTCTGACAAACAAAGGCACCCAACTAATTATTGGGTGTCTTTTCAGCAATTTAATTAATGGATAATATAATGGATCAGGAAAAAGTAGCCGAGCAAGTTAAATATATATTTGACGTTTTCAAAAAAGCCGGAATATCAATGGTAGATGCTGCTGAGCTGACATCTGTCAGTAGAGAATCATTGTACCGTTGGAGGAGTGGCAACAATATTACAGACAAATTCCGTCTGAATTTCGTATACGCAAATGCAGTCAGGTTGGGAAAAGCGGTACAGCTAAAAAAATTACCTCTAAAGAACAAATTAAAAAAAGATCAGAGGATTCTTGTATTGCGTGGAATTATAAAAGAAATGTCTTCAAAATAAATAATACAAAATTAATTTGGAGACATCCCTGTGTTCCTATCGAAAATATTACCAGCTGATGGAATGTATTGTGTAGCTACGCTAATGCCTCGCGGAGGTTTTAAGCATGTATTTTTTACAGATATACAGTCTGCACAGTCCAGGCTTGATTCTTTGGATGCTGCTGGAAGTACCTGCTATATAGCCCAAGCTACATTCGATCCTGAGAAGATAAAAACAGCACAAAAACATAACAAAGCTCTGCCTAAAAACCTCTCCCGTGCTGAGTATAAACAACAGAGAAAGGTAGTACGAGGTCAGGAAAATGCTAAATACCTAAAGAACTTCTTTCTAGATATTGACTGTGGTGAGAAGTGGCCATTAAAAAATCAAAAAGAAGGTGTCATTGCTTTAAAGAAATTTATATCTGAGACTGGTCTACCGTTCCCAGCTGTAGTTAATTCTGGCAACGGCCTGTACGCTCACTGGATACTGAGCGATGCTGTACCTGCAAGCCAATGGAGAACCATAGCCTTTATCTTGAAACAGGTAGTAACTAAATATTCTCCTGACATCGGAGGAGATGCATCAAGGACATCCGATTCTGCATCAGTATTAAGAGCACCAGGTACGACCAATAGAAAACCGGGAAAGCCTGAGAAGAAAGTTGTAATATTAAAAGACACCGACCCTATATTATTTACAGATTTTGTTGATAGTTTAAGAAAAGCAGCTAAAAAGAAACATATTGATACGACAGTTACATCGGCACCCAAGCCTAACACAGATCTGAACTCAGAATTTTTCAGCGGATTAGAGCAGAAGAGTGCCCCAAGTAATGCTCACCAGATAGCTGACAACTGCGCACAGCTTGGGTTTATGCGTTCAACCTCTGGAGATATAATAGAACCTCTGTGGTATGCGTGTATTGGATTATTGGTCCACTGTGAAGACGGAGAATCTATTGTACATGAATGGTCAAAAGGACACCCTCAGTACGACATCGCTGAGACTGATAACAAGATGCAGCAGTGGCGAGATGCTATGGTTGGTCCATCAACATGTGCCAACATCGGGTCAATTAATTCTGCAGGATGTATTGGTTGCAAAAATAATGGAAAGATAAAAAGCCCTATAGTACTTGGGCGGCCAGAGCCGGTTAAGAAAGAGACACCGATAGAGCAATGCGAACCTCCTTCCGGATTCAGGCGCACGGCTGATGGACTATTCGCTGAGCAAGATGGTAGATGGATCAGGTTTTATGACCAAGATCTGTATCCTGAGAGGCTGGCATATGACGAATCCCTCGGTTACGAAGTGATGACCATCAAACATGTTTTGCCTTACGAAGGGGAAATGGAGTGCACCATAAGATCATCTATCGTCAACGATCCGAAGGCACTTATAAATATTCTATCAGATAACCATATAAAAGTGGTAGGGCTTAGGGAGAAAAAGTACATGGCACAATACCTTGAATCATACCAAGCAAAGTTGCAAAGGCAGCGAAGAATGTCCATGCTTCTGTGCCAGATGGGGTGGAAAAAATCTCGGAGCGGCAAACCTATATTTGTCCTAGGTCGTAAGATATTTCACAATGATGGTACAGTCGAAGATGCTAGTCTGGCTAAAAACGTACCGAAGTCAGCCGACGGGTACCGTGTGTCAGGATCTCTGGATAGGTGGGCATTGGCTACTGAGGTTCTAGATAAGCCAGGAATGGAGCCGTTTGCCTTCGCACTCCTCGCTGGAGGATTTGGTGCACCTCTAATGAAGTTCACCGGTTTCGATGGTGCTATGGTTTCTCTTGTAGGAGGGACAGGTGCTGGTAAAACTTTAATGCTTCGATGGATCCAGTCCGTGTGGGGGTTCCACAATGACTTGATGATGCTGAGAGATGATACCAAGAACGCTTTGGTAAGCCGCCTTGGAGTATATGGTAACCTACCTCTTACTGTGGATGAGATTACCAATATAAGTGGGATCGAATTATCCGATCTTGTTTACCGAGTAACTCAAGGCCGTGACAAGGCCAGACTGACGAAAAACTCAGAAGAAAGAAAACTACTAAATGCTTGGAATACATTGGCTGTTACCAGCTCAAACTCTTCGCTTGTTGATAAGCTATCAGGCACCAAGCATGATGCTTCCGCTGAGATAAACAGATTGTTTGAATACCCAGTACTGGAGAATCCAGAATTTAAAGGGCAGAGAACCACAACTATTTACTGGTTACTTCATGAAAATTATGGGCATGCAGGTGTGGCATACGCCAAGTGGTTAGTTCAAAACATAGGAAGTATTAAAGATTCACTTGATAAAGTACGAGAACGTATAGACCAGGATGCTGAGATAAAAGGCGATGAGAGATTCTGGGGCGCGGTAGCTTCGACGGCAATATATGGTGGGCTGGTTGCAAAGAAACTAGGCCTCATTCGCTTTGATGTAGTCAGGGTGATGAACTGGGCATCGGATACGATATTTAACATGAGAGGGGATAAGAACGACCTGGCCGGAAGCTCTGTAGATATCCTCGGACAGTTCATCGATGAGTACGCAGCTTCCAGGCTACTTGTTAAAGGAAGTGCTCGGGGTGCATTGAAGTGCTGTATTATAGAAGAACCTCGTGGTCCTCTGGTTATGCGATATGAACTTGATGCTCACAGATTGTACCTGTCAAGAGCAGTATTTAAGACATGGGTATCGAAAAGATTTGGAAGCTATACCCAAATTAAAAACGATCTAGCTGGTGACAAAGTTCTCATTAATCCTAATAAACGCAAAGTACTAGGAGCTGGAACCTACTATGGCGGAGCTCAGCAAGTGTGTTGGGAGATAAACATGAAGAGTTCTAGGCTCGGAAGATCTGTAAGTAATCTCGTCCAGACGGCTGAGGCTTTGGGAAAAGATAACGAATTTAAAGTTTAGGAGAATATTTTGATAAGCGAAAACCATGCCAAGCAGAACGGAGGTTGATATGGACTGCGCATGTAGCGTTAGCAACGACTACGATGATGATAGCGTTTGGAATTGTGGTGTTAGAGAAATAAACAAAGCTGGAAAAGATCACACCTGCTTCGAATGCGGCGACAGGATAGAAAAAGGTAAAGGGTATTTTTACCATTCAGTGTTTGGAGAGAGCACCATACAAAACTTTAAAGTATGTAATGATTGTCAAAGTATAATCTGGCAATTTTTCAAGGAAGGGTGGGTGTTTGGAAGTATATGGGAATCTCTCGGAGATTACCTTTGTTACAATTGGGCTGACGATTTACCAAGCAGCTGTATTTCCAAACTTACTCCACATGCTAGAGATAAAGTCTGTGATATTTTTGAGAAGATACACACACTTTCAAAACCAGAAGGGGGTTGATATGTCTGTGCTCGGTGAGAAAGATCTTATACATTGTCCTTGTTGTGGAGGTGTTTGTAAGAAATGCAGCTGTACATACAAAAAGACCGAGCATATTGTATGTACAAAATGCCATGGTGAGTTCGCATGGACCGCTAATAATTTCCATATAAACGTAATGAGTTTTAATAAAAGAGTGAAGGTACAATCATGAAAATTATCAAACCAAGTGTAGAGTTTTTAGGCGCAGTACCAACTGATTATGAAGGTGCTGTTAAGTTCATCGAGATGGCCGCACTTGCTATAAG